GATCAAATACGGAGTAAAAATCTCCGGAATGATGATGTCAGAGCGCAGAACCGCCATGACTACCTCCTAAAAAATGGTTGTTTATTTTTCGGGCGTAACCCTTGCGGCTCTGCGTAGCTTCACCTTCGCTACATATTAGCGGTTTGCGGCATTTTTTAGCCGTTCGTACAAATCACGATCTGTTTTATACAACCGTGACTGCTCTGTGAGGTTGAAGCTTTCAGCGCTGAACGGGTTCTTTGTGCCTGGCGTGATCTCACCGCTGGCCCTAGACGATGGCGCACCAGACCCCTGCGGCTTCGGTGCTTTTTGCATCCATGCCGGTGTTTTAGCCTTCGCCCATTCTCCTACTGGGGTGCGCTCATAGCCTTCGACTACCACGACAGTGCCATCAGGCTCGCGCTGGATTTGGTCGCGTTTTAGCTGCGTGTTCAGCACCAATTGCGGATCATGGACCACATCAGACAATGCGCTGACGGCTGGTGCCATCAACTCAAGTTCTTGCACTCGGTTGGTCAGCTCCTTGATCTGTTGATCTTTCTCAGTAGCTGATTCCCTGAACTGCTGCTCAAGTGCAGCTTTGGCCTCGGCGTATTGGCCTTTGCTCTCAAGCTGCTGTTGCTCGGCGTTGGCCTTGAAATCAATCAACGCCTGAACGTCAACATCAGCGGCCTTTGTTTTGTTTAGCTTGCCGATCAGCTCATAATTCTTTCGCTCTAACGCTTCAACGCTATTCCTTAGCGCTTCAACGTTGGCTGTTGGTTGTTCTTGCTCTTGAGACGTAATCTCGTCGGTCATGTGAAACCCGTAAGGTTTATTTACGCCAATATCCTACTTTCTTTTTGGTGCTGACTTCAACTGTGATCGACGCTTAAGGACTGGGTTGCCTGTTGATTCTGACTTGATCTTGATCACTGGGTCATCTGCAGTGCCAACCCTAACGATGTTGCCGCCTTTAGGCCCTTTGATTGCAGCCCTGGCGCCGCCCATTGCGGTAACAGTGCCAAAAGTGCGCTTGCCTTGATAAACCCAACTGACCCGTTGACCTTTTCTCATTTCTTCTTGCCGCCTTTCTTGTTGCCTTTTGGCTTCTTATAACCGCCGCATTTCATGGCTAAGTTGCTGCTGCTCTCATCCTACGGCTGCCCGTACCTTGCTTTCAGCTGCTTCAGCGTCAGCTCTGAACCGTCAGTTGCTAAAAACTTGCGGATTGCATCTTCTGACCCGTATTTCTTCACCAGCTTGTTCCAGTAGGGGATCCTGCTCGGCCCCAAAACATCGCGCTTTATGTCGTCGCCTTGTTCCTGCAACCATTCCCCATAAGACTGATTTGCCGGGACCGTCCGCGTCTTGGCTGCTTTGCTCATCGGCCCTGAGATGATGCCTGGCCTTCGTATTGCACTCGGTGGTGGCTCAGGCATCCCTAGCGCTGCATAATCGATCTCTGGCACGGTCGTTGATCTGCAGTTGAAATGCTGCGGTGGTGTTGGCCCTTTGCCGTACTCAAACACCTGTTGATCTAACGCCCTGCATCGTGCCGATGTGCGGGAATCAAGCGTCGCAACGTATTTGTATTTCTCAGTAATCTCGGCATTGCCCTTGTAGGTGGCTTGGCTGACCGCATTTGCCACCTGATTAACACTGGTCCTCACCAGCGTGTTTACCTGATGATTGGCCACTGCTGTGAGCTGCCCGCCTGCCTGCGCTAGTTGCCGCACTGACAACGGCCCAAAATCAGCAAATTTCAAACGGCCCTTTAGGCGCCTCGCCATCTGCGGCCCTGAGTCACCCGCTAGAAATCCAGACTGCACGGTTTTGGTGAACAGCTCGGCTTGAGATTCAGCGATCCCCCTAAACGCTTTCGATACGGTTGAGCCATTCGGAAGCGTGATTTGAGCGCCTTGAGTCGCAGTCAGTCTGAACGTTGTCGGTGATGGCCCTACGGCTTCCAGCAGGTCGTCAGACAGAACATTCAAGCCAATCTCGATTGGGTCTGTCATCACGACAGCGCGAGCAAAAGCAGGATCGATCTGCAGCGCTTTCACCTGATCAGCTAGCCGCTCTGGCACCATCTCCAGCAGTTGCGCCCTGACAAACTGCTCTTCAAACGCTGAAAGCCCTTGAAGCTCACCCACTAACAATGCAGAGCTTTCGCCTGCCCAATTGTTGAGGCTTGCCCGTAGCTGCCTAACGATCTCCCTAAGACGTGTCTGACGGTCAAAGGCTCGCTCATCTTCGACCAGAATCTGCAGCTCCGCGACAGCCTGCAAAATCAATCGGTTGTAAGCAATCGCAATCTGCTTTGCCTCAGCATTGCTAAATCGATTTAGGTCAACAGCGTGCCGATAAAACTCAGACGGGGTGCTCATTCCTGCAGGCCACCGGCAGCCGTTGCCTCAAGCTCCTCCTCTAGGTCAAAGTCATCACCAAGCACTTCACCGGCCTCAAGTTGCGTCAACAACGTCGATTGCGTGATGGTGCCGGCCAAATAAAGCTCAAGCAATGCTTTGATTTCGCTCGGGTCCATACGGGAGCCCATGAAATCACGGTTGATCAATGCGCTGCCGGGTGATGTGTCGTTCAGATAATCAGCATGAAACCGCAGGCAGTTGTCGATCATGTCCTGCATATTTTGGGCGATCACCATCATCGTTGAATCGCCTTGGCTGCGATCGATGCGCTTTGATTCAGCAGTTTCAGCCGATAGCTTTTGGCCCAGCACACTGGCCAAGCCCAGCTCATTGATCTGCTTTTCGATCTGATCCAGCCGCTGGAACAATGCGTTAAAGCTGGCCCCGCCTGGCTCAATGTATTGCGCTGATGCGCCTTCAGGCAGCGCAAGCGCTTCATTTGGCCCGGCACTAATCTCCTCTGCTGATTGCGGGAAACCAAAAATGGCCAACATCGGAACAGCCGCGACGTGAAGAATATTGTCTAAATCTGATTGAACTTGATACGCCTTGATGTTTAATTCACCAATGTCTTCCATTGGCGGCTTTGATTGCAGATAATTGACGCGGTTGCTGTATGCAACTGAAAACGGTATTTCGCTAAGGCTTGTTTTGCCTTCCTCAAACAATTTGTACTCTTTCCCCTCATCTTGCCTGAACAGCTCGTAATATCCTGGCGTCAATACTCTCACCTGATTAACTGTTTTTTCGCCGTATTCTCCATCAGGCTCGGTCACCTGTTCTTTTAGCCTGAGCTGGACAAGCCGGGGCTTGCCGTCTTGCGTTTCAGTGCGCCATCCCAAAATGCTGCGCGGGTCATAGCTGCACCAATACGGCCTGCCGTTCCCGTCTGATGGTGCATCAACCAAAACGCCAACATGACCATATCGGATCGCCTTACGGGCTGTTTCATATACCCAAGTGTTCAGGTCATTTCCTTGCCGGTCAACATCAAATAAGTCCTCACGGATGCCGTCACTGATGTCATTCAGCTTTACCGGCTTGCGGGCAAGCATCCCGGCCAGCAGCCGCTCAAGCCTGACGTAATACGGTTGCAGCGTGCTGCGAAGCAGTCTGTTTTGGTAGGCATCATCTTGCTCACGCGGTTCCTGCGGGAGGTATTTACGCCCCTCTTTCCTGATGCCATAAGTGCCTGTCAGCAAGCACTCAATCAGCTCCCAGTGTGGTTCTTGGTCAACCCATGCCTGATTTGGGTCATAGACATTTACAACCTTTGAGGTTTTAACTCTATTCCGTGCCGTTGATTGATAGCCCAATGCTGCCGCCGCCTTTTGCTAACAGTTTAGGCCGGTTCATCTTTGATAATTTTGGCGCGGCCATTCGCATCAACTTGAATCAACTGATGCTTTCGCGGTTCACCGTGTTTTGACTGCAACAAACGGCCAACAGCGGTCACAACAGGCCGGGTCATGCTGTTGCCTCTTCACCGTCTTCAGTCAGCAGCTCAGCCACTGCAAGCCCGGCGATGATGTCGTTTTTGGCTAGTTCCAACGCGCCGACAAGCTCAATCACGCTGAGCCCTTCAGTTTCTTCGATCAGCGCGTCAAGAGCGCTCAAAAATTCTTCCATGGTGCTGGGGATGCGTTCGGCATTAACTTAGCAAGAGGCATCAAAAGAGGCATGGACGATCTAGACGTAAGCGCCACCGCAGACGATTGCGTGAGGGTGTGCCTGACAGAGGAAGGGATCACCAGCTGCTGCAACGTGTCGTCGTATCACTTGGTGGAATCGCACCGTAAGCAGCTGCGGCAGGCAAATGCACGAAAAGCAGCTGCGGCTTATAAGCATTAAAAAACCCCACTCCCTGCAAGGAGTGAGGTCTGGGGAACCTATGAATGAAAAATCGTAGCAGGTCAGCTCCTGCGACGTTTAGGCTTCCGGCGTTTGGCGGCATTAGAGACAGCCTTCTGCACCGATTCATTGACGCTGATTGCCTTCCCTTTGTTGCGAGCAGTTGCCGCAGGCTTCAGGATGAACTGAGACCGCCTTTCGGCTGTCCTTACGAAATTTGCGTTACGTCTGCCAGGCAGCGCCTTTCGTCCGCGTTGTGCATCCATCCTCGCCACGATCCGGCCAGCTTTTGCCTCGCTGATCTTGCCCACCGCTCCACGGCGCTTCGCTGCGGCTGGTTTCGCTGCTGCTGGTTTCCGGCCTTTAGATAGCGCTTTTGATGCAATGTTTTTACCGCCACCCGCAGATCTGAGCTTTTCTTGCAGCTGTTTCGACCGACCGAGCCTGCGCTGGTTTGCGTTAGCTGTTGATTGATTAAAAGTTCCATCGGGGTTGTAATTGCTAGCCCTCCGGCCTTGGCGTCTTGCGACGATTTCAGACTGCCTTTCAGCAATTCTGCTCATTCTTCCCGACTTCCTTTCGGCAACATCACCTTTTCGGGCTGCTTTGGCCCGCGATGACATGCTTGCGATGCCTTTGCGCCCCTGCTCTTTATTGGTCGCCAAACTATTTACCCTGATTTTTTGCCCTGACCGCTTGAGCTTTGTCTTTGCTGCTGCTGGCTTTGCTGCGGCTGGTTTGGCCTTGCCTTTCTTCCCGCCAGTTGCTGGATCCTGGCCCCGTGCTCCTTTCGTCAACCGCCCGCCATAATCTCGGCTGCGCTTATCCGTTACTGACGGTTTTGATAGCGCCTTGCCCAATCGGCCCTTGTCTTCTTTAAGCATCCGGCCCCGCAGTGCATCAGCCTGCTTCTTTACACCGCGCAACTTGTCAGCCGATCCCTTTAGGGCTTTGCCCTTTTTGATCACATTATCGATCGCACGATTCATCTTGGTGCGCGGTGACTTCGGCCCCGGCTTGATCGTGTTTTTAGGGCCAAGCCTGCCGCCAGTCCGTCTGATGTTGCCTTGAGCGACGGGCCTGGTCAGCTTGCCGGTAGCCCGTGCGCTATTGGCCGTTACGCTTTTTTTTTTAGCGCGTGCTGCCGTAAGCTTCTCGCCTTTCTTGATCCTCGCCCTCAAAACATCAGGGTTTTGTGTGCGGGTAAGTCTTGATGTGGTTTTCTTCGATGCGCTGATCTTGCCGCTGTAAATATCTTGGGCACGCTTTGCAACAGATGCGCTGCGGGATTGTTTAGCAGTACCAGCCCCGTCGCCCCTAGCTGCATAGGCTTTCCTTTCGTTGCTGGAAGCCCTTTTGACCCGTGCAAGCTCCCTTGCTTTTTGCTTGCTGCGTGGAGCGTCTGCGCCTGCTTTAGGTGTTGATGCCGATCTGCGGCGCTGCATATTCTTGACCTTGGCTGACGCGCTATTGGCCATCCGCCGCTCCTTAGCATCTGCGCCTCTCAGGTCTGCATTCCTCATCCGAGCGTCACCGCTGGCACGCTTGTAAGCAACTTTTGCCTTATTGGTTGGCCCCTTGCTTGTCCGTGCTGATGTCGGCTTTGATCGTGCTGCTACATCTCTTGCGATTTGGCGGTCAGTGGCCCTGCTGCTTGCGTTGACCTTCCGCTTTGAACTCGACTTTGAGATGGTGTTTTTCATCTCACCGATCCTGCTTGGCTTGACGATTGCCCCGCCACCGTCGCGTTTCTTGCCCTTAGCTTTCAGCCGTGCGCCACGGCCTCCCGTCTGACCGCTAAAACCCTTAGACGCAAAACGCCCGATTGAGTCGCGGACGTACTTCCTGCCAGATCCGCCGCCGCGCTTTGCCATTGTTCAATGTTTCGTTAGTACAGTCTAATCCCGGTGCCACGGCCAGCCCTGCGATGCAGTGGGTTCAGCTCACGCCATACGAGATACCCTGCCGCGTCGTTCATGTGATCATGGCCAGATTCTTTGTCTGGCTCCTGCCGCTCGTTATATGCCTGCAGCTCTAGGCATTCGATCAGCTTTTTGCATCGTGGGTTGATCTGGATCCTGATTTCACCTTTCCCGTTCTCCAAAGCACCTTGCAGAGCAGAAACCCGATCAGCGACCCTGGGATTGGCCTTAGGCGATTGGTTGCTGATGCCATAACTGGCCAATATCTCCAGATCAGTTTTGGTCGCATTAGTCGAGCGGTTGCCACCTGAGGCATCGGGGTAGCCGTAAAGCGTCCGGCCTGGGTAACGAGCGCAAATCTCTTGTGCCAGGGCATCAGTATCGTGCGCCTGGCTGATCTCATCGATGAAATGCAGGGCATTGCCTGACCGGATCGCGACCACTGCGTTCATATTGCCCACATTGAAATCAATGCCAATTCTCAGCGGCTCCTCAGCCAGTGGATCATCATCAACGCCTGAGACGTGCTTAGCCCGGTCAAACCTGTCATAGACCGTGCCCGTCGCCAGGTTCTGGTATACGCCTTCTAGGTAAGCCCGGCATTGCTCTTGGGTGTAACGGCTCAGCAGGTCATCGACGAAACCAGGCCGGAGGTTATGGGCATTATCTGCCGTCTTCATCCTCAGCAGCGCTCGGCGCTTGCCCTCCCGTGCTGCATCAGTGCCGAAAGTTTGGTAATGGAACCCAAAGCCCTCTGGCGTTGAGTAGCAGTGGAGCTGGTTGAAGTTTCCGACCCTGATACGGCCCAGGATCTTGTCATAAGCACGCTGAGCGATTGAGGCTTTCGCAGTATCAACCTCATCGATGATTGCGAAGGCCCAGTCATCACCAACGATGCGTTGATAATTTTCAAACGACAGGCCAAGGATTGTTGAATCACCGCCAGGAAAATGCAAAGTATGACTTACATACGGCGCCACTCGTGGGGTGTATGGAATGCCAAAACTATCTAAAAAATCTTCAAACTTTGGCGCCCAAATTCTGCGCACCATATCGCTGGTTGGTTCCATCACACAGCCGACAAAGCCTTGGTTCAAGGCGGCCATCTTTACGGCAACCGCATGAGCGCAATAAGTCTTGCCGCTGCCATAACCGGCGCTGATGCCGATTTCAGGGATGCTGTTAGGTGATCCGCCTTGTGATGCAGCGATAGCGCTCAAGCGCTCTACCTCAAATGCGCTGAGCTGACCAGCGTTAAGCGTGGCCGCGATGCGTTGCAAAAGGTCGTCAACATCAGCCAATGCCGAACGGCTGCCTACCGCCTCAGTCTGCAGTTCTGCCAGCCTGGCAAGTATTGGGTTATCCCTCTTCACTTGGCACTAACTCTTGACCGGTTTTGGCCTGAATGCGAAGCAGAACGGTGCGCTCTTGCTCTGGCGTGAGGTTTGCCTCAGCGATGGCTGATACGGCAGCTTCAATGCCTTCATTTCTTGCGCGTGTGACGGCGGCATTGTCGCTGTAGTGCTTGCGATATGACGGACTATGAGTAAGCATCCATTGCGCTGATTTGCTATCACCATCTTGCGCACAACTTGTGATGATATTTATAAATTTATGGGCACCAGCTGCACGACCTTCATTAAGAGCATCCAGAAGAGCTATTTCTTCTTCAGTAGGGCTAGGGCCTTTTGCATTGCCAATCCACTGCTTTAAGGCTGCATAACTAACACCAACTGCAGCGGCGATGTGTTCTAGAGCTGCGCCATATTCTGCGAGATGGCGAACGGCTTCAATTACTTTTGAGTTTAGTTTGTAATGTCGCCGCCTTAAGTTTGCCATTTTAACCTACTATTGGGAGACATTATAGAGCAGGTTCAACGCTCTTCCAGGTTTCGCCTTTGCGAATGTGCTGAATAGCGCTGAGAGAAACATCGTATTGAAGGGCAAGTTGATATGGGGTGTAGATATTATTTTGCAAAAACTTTTTGATGTCAGCAACTTCAAAGGGCTGAAGTTTTGCATTATGCGGCGTTGTGCAAACACGCTTCCTATTCATAACGATTTCAGGGGTGATTGTTTGCTCAGTCCTGAAAGGATGGTCGCAGGCGGGGCATCGACGGTAACGAATACGGGTGTCACCTTTGCGCCGTGTGCATGTGGTGCGGATGACGGGTTTCCCGCAGTTTGGGCAGTTGATTGACATTTGATTTTCAGGGGTGTGAATGACCGGGAGATGGATCAGCCCCTACAGCTGCCCTGTTTTTCCCTCTTGAGGGTCTTGTATGCAGTCAGGCTTCCCGGCCTGTTGCAGGGGCTCCTAGGCCCCTCTCAGAGCGTTCAAGCAGCGAAGACGGCCTGATTGATAAACGCTCTTACGGCTTGGTCGTCCATTTTGTGGCCAATCCGAACGCCGGAGCTTGTGATCAGCTCATACCAACCAGGGAAAAACTGGTTGATGCGTGCGTTGGCGCTGCGGGAATCGAGGTGCTGATTTGCGGAGCAGACCAGATCCCAAGTCGTGGCGGTTTTGGTTGCGGCCATGAATCTCAAGCGAGGGGTGCCATCTCTGGCGTGCCCAAAACATAGCGCCTAGGCAGGGCCTTGGCAACGGTTACGCCTGTTTTTTTTGGTTACGGGTTCAAACCCCTTGCTATTACTCAAATGTGACGCTGTAACAAATAAATCTATTTATATAGAGGTTTATTTATTTATAGACATATAGATATGTCTGTTTCTATCTAAGTATCTATATATATTTATCCCCTTCCAAGCGTTACGCTGTTACTTTTGCCGAGATCCGTTGCAGCGCAGCGGGTTACAGCGTTTTTGCCACTTGTTTCCGCTTGTTACGCCCTGTAACAGCAAACCCCTTGCGGCGCAAGGGGGTAACAGGGAGTAACGGTTTTGGAGGGAAGTTATCCGAAAAACTAAAGCGCCTCAACGTCAACTGCTATCGATCTGGCGATGCTGCCGGCCCCTGTGAATCGCATCGGCTTCTTTTTGGATGAACCAGGCAGTCGGGCAAGGGTCAGAGGCCAACAATTTTCCCATTGAGTGGCTTTGAGGATCGATCGGATGCCCTCAGCGGTGTTGGAGATGCAGATCTCGCGGTCATCCTTTTCGACGCGAATGCCAAGCCTGAGGAGTGCTGAATTAGCCGGTGTGGCGGTCACGTCAACGTCAGTTTTATGGCCTAGGCAGATGTCGATCAGTTCACCCACGGTGCGGGTGTATGAGCGATCGCCGGCCTCAGCCCTGACGGGGTGCTGCAGGATCTTGCTGAGGCAGTTGCGCTCATCTGATGGGCCATGATCGCGGTGGTCATCATTCCACTGCAGCTGGGCCAGGAAAAGCTCAGCGGTTTCAGTCGTAGGCGCTTCGCTATCGATTAGTGAGTAGGCCCCAGCCAAAAGAGGGCCGTACTGATCGCCGGTTCTAGAGCTGCCAAAATGTTTTGTTGCTGCACGGGTAAAGGCTTCGGTGCTTTCCAAAATTGTTGGAAGCATAGTGAATGTGCGTGCCATTAATTGTTGACCAATCTCTGGGGTGATGTATTTGGCGAGATCAGCGTCTAGGGCCTCCCAATGTTTGCGGCGTGTTTCAGGGTCCATTTCATGCGGCGATTGCATCGAAATTTCGACAAATCTGTTGCGATCAGCGTTTTGTTTTAGTGCGGTGCCGATCGATGACAAGAAAAACATTGAGCGGACTTTGTAGGATTGAGTTACGCCACCGGGTGATCCTTTGATTAATGCGGATCTGGATTCAGAACTTGCAACACGGGCTAAGGCCAGGATGTTTTGCATTCGTTGAGCGTCTGCTTTTTCGTTGGATTCGGCTTCATCAAGGATCACGGGCAAAGCATCAGTACCGAGCTGTTGACGGATGCCGGCTTCAGATGTGCCACCTTCAACTGATAGGGCCATTTCATCAAGCAGGGGCGTAAGGAATCGGGTAAGAAATTCAGATTTGCCGCTGCCGCTGCCTGCTGTTAGCCAGATATGTGGCCGCCAGCGAAGAGCACCGCAGATCGGGGCCGTAACAATCCAGCCAGCGATGAGCGCACCGTAAAGGGGGTTTGACCAATGAAAGCGCTTGGCGATATTGCCGATTTGAGCTGCGTAATCGTCGCTAAGTGGGGGCAGGCCGTCGGCACCATCGATACGTACTAGGTGCTGATAGCGATAACGACTGACTATTGGCTTGGTGATGGGTTTAGGTGTGCCATCAACTAGGAGGCGATCACCGAGGTGAATGATGGTTCGATTTGCATCACGCCATGCGCCACGGCCACGGATGCGGCCAGGGTCAAACATCCCAACAGCTGCTTGCTGTTCAAAAAGTGCTGAGGCAGCTGATGTCCAGTTGACACCGTTGTCATTCCTGCCGGGGTAAATGGTGGCCCAATATGATTCAGAGGCGAGGCTTGTGAGCATGGTCGCAGTATGCGACTGCGTTGAGATGCGTTTGATCAGGCCATCTCTTGATGGTTGGTAGTAGTAGCCGCCTTGGGAGTCATAACCGAGCAGTTGAAAGTGGCCGGTGCTAGTTTCTTGAGGGGGTTTGGGCGCCTCCTTTGTTGAGTTGGGTGTTGAGCTGGGAGTGATGCCCCAGCTTTTTTGTTGTCGATTTTGTTTTACATGGTCAAGAGCTTGGGCTGAAGTCCAGTCAGTGGCGTCAGCTAAATCCCAAGCTGATGGGGCATCTGGCGGTGAGGGGATCTCGCTAATTGAGGTGCAGCCGAGATCGTGCAGTGTGTTGGCGATTTTGTCGGCTGCTTTGCGGCCTGCAGCGTCATTGTCAGGCCAGATTGCAACACGTCTATCTTTTAGTGCTGCCCAGTTTGATTTTGTGATGGCGGAGGAGCCACCGGACCAAGTGCAGACGATGGAGGAGGGGAACAGCTTGCAGGCTGCGTCATAGGTTTTTTCGCCTTCCACGATTAGGACGCCAGCATCAGGCCGGGTGTGTAGCTGATGGGAGAGGAGGAGGGGCCGGATTCCTTCTGGGGCCTTCCAATTCCATTTGTTGTTGACCCAAGTAAGGGGGCGGATCTTTTTATTGGGGAAGCGGCAGATGATGAATGTCTGGGAGTAGTGATGAACGAGTTCAGCGCCTTGCGTCGGCGGATCTGATGGCGGTGCGCTGAGGCCAAGATGCTGCTCAATTTTTTGCGCGGCCTCTTTGAAGCTCATTCCAGTTTTACGAATCAATAGGGTCATGCCATTGCCACCACCACCTGAATGGTGTTTGCCGCCGCATTGATTGCAGTACCAAGAGCCGGAGCCGTCTACATCATCGAATCGATAACGATCTTTTCCGCCACATAGGGGGCAGGGCTGGTGTTCATTTGTGAGCTGTTTAGCGGTGATACCAGCAATAGAGGACAGCAGCTCAGGCCAGCGGCCTTCAGCAGCTTTGTTGATGTCAGGGGTCATAAGTGAGGGACAACGATGCGATAGGAAGCGTTTGGGTGAATAATCGAGGCAAGATGTTTGGCATGTTGCGGGCTGTAGGCACGCACCTCAACGTATTGGCGTGGCTGCCTGCGGATATGACAGCAGACCGTGAAGAACAAAAGCTTGTGACAATTCACTGATCAACGGCCTCGATACGGTTCAGAAGCCTGCGAGCTTCGCGAACGGTGGCCTCAGTGGCTTGGTACGACCAACCCCGATATTTGATTTGATGTTCGGCCCACATGGGCAAATTTTGAGCCCATTCAATTGCAACAGCGATGGAGCTGGGTTCGCAGCTGTGAGCGTCTTTGAATAGTTTTTTGAGAAGATGAGCGGGATCTGATCGCAGTGCCATGTCAGAAGGGGGAATGCCTGCCGACGTTACGGGGCCGGGTCTGCTGCGCCTTGGTCGCTGTTGTATTGCTTCACAATCTCTAGGGCTTCCTCTGGGGAACGTGCGATCCCGGCGATTCCTCCTGCGGCTTTGACCTGAGCGATGAAGTTGAGCTGTTCGGGTGTAGGCCGGCCTTTGTCTTTTACTTCGATGGCAGTGAACACGGCAATGCGTTGACCATTAATTTCTTTTGTCGTCCAACCGATCAAATCTGAACTGCCTTTTTGGAGGCCATAACGTACTAGGCGCCCGGACTTGTCCTTTAAGGCGCCGACGTTATTACGAAAGATGCGGCTATGGCCGCGACCAAGAGTCAAGCGAATCCGTTGCTGAACTAGAGCTTCGTTTGATTTGGCGTCCTTTGTGTTTGATGTAGGCCCATCCTGGTTTGTATCCACGCTGCCTGCCTAATTCTTGAAGAGCTTCCAGCGTACGGGCTTCGCGTTCTTCAAACCTACGTTTCAAACGAATTTGGCTCTGATCCAACTCAACAACGATCACATCTCCGGCTTCTTCTAAAGGCTTAAGTTCACGGGGGCCTTTGCCAAAAACATGGCCGCATTCTCGTTCTTTAACGTTGTCCCATTCAGTGCAAACCGTTGTACTGATTGGCAATATTGCGTAGCAATCAGGGCATTCTTTTACGGAAAGCGTTTCTTTGCGTTCTTTGTCTGCAAGGCTCCATTCTCGTTCGATGATGTGAAAGCCGTGGCGGTTGGTATTGCCAACCATGTCGATGATGGTGGCGTGAGTTTTGCCAGGAGCTGGCCTCAAACATCTGCCTATCTGTTGCAGGTGTAGCGCTAGGGACATTGTTGGCCGAACGAGGAGGCAGCCTCCAACGCTTGGCAGGTCAAAACCTTCTGAGATAACCATGCAGCTGGTGATCACCTTGATCTTCCCTTCTGCTAGCGCTTTAAGGCGTTGTCGTCTGACGGCTTTTGAAAGCTTGCCGTCAAGCACTACGGATGGAATGCCTGCCATGCAAAACGAATCGGCGAGCATTTCAGCGTGAGCAATTGTCAGGCAAAACGCGACAGCGGTCTGACCATTGAGCTTGGCTTTGTACTGCTTAACGGGCGAATCGAGCGCCCTACGGGTCAGAGCTTCTTCCTCTAAGGCGTCTAAATCAAATTCATCGCCTTTTGTTGGCAGAACTTTGTCTTCGTGGCCTGGGTGCGCAAAATATTTTGCCGGCACAATGTGGCCAGCCTCTTGAAGCTCCAAGGCTTGCGGGCCTTCGATCATGATGGAAAACATACTGCCTAGGCCATGACCGTCTAAGCGTTCAGGAGTGGCAGTAACCCCTAAGCGCATTGCATTATCAAAGTGAGCCAGGATCGCCTCCCATGTGCCGGCAACAGCATGATGAGCTTCATCGATGACGATGAGCTGAAAGAAGGCTGGGTCAAGCCGGTGCATCCGCCGAGCGAGTGTTGCAACGGATGCGACTTGAACACCATGGGAAAGGTCTTGCTTCCAACCGTTGGCAATGATGCCGTGACCAACGCCAATGTCTGCAAGGGTGCGAGATGTTTGCTCAACCAGCTCTTGACGATGAACCAAGATCAGAACACGGTTTCCCTTGGTTGCGGCTGATTCGGTGATGTAGGAAAAAATGACGGTCTTTCCTCCGCCAGTAGGCAAGACAAACAGCACTGAGCGATGACCGCACTGCATGGCGTAACGGATTTCATCAACAGATTTCTGCTGGTAATCCCGAAGCGTGATTTTCATGTGAAGAGATGCGACTTCAAATGAGCGTTTCTTGGATGCTCGCGGTTATGTTGCCGAGGCATCAAAAGCACCCTATGCCAAAACTGACGCATCACCCGAACTTGAGCAATGAGGAATATCACGCGATGTCAGCGGTCAGCCCTAGCAGGTTGAAAGAGCGGACGATGCTGCATTATTGGGACCGCTTTGAGAACCCAAACGCGATCAAGGCAGCGCCTACGGCAGCGATGCAAAAGGGAACGGCGCTTCATACTGCGGTTTTAGAGCCCGAAACATGGACGGATGTGGTGGCGGTTCAGCCGCGATTAGATCGCAGAACAAAAGCAGGCAAGGCGGCTGCTGCTGAATTTGAGCAGGCTGCTGCAGGCCGAGTCGTTTTAAGCGCTGACGATGCCGAGGAAGTGGCATTCATGGCTGAGGCTGTGCGTTCCCATCCAGCGGCAAAATTTTTGCTTGAAATGCCGGGCAAGGTTGAGCAGTCGTATAGCTGGACCGATGCTGCGACAGGCGTGGAATGCAAAACCCGGCCTGACTGGCATTCAGCAGATCAGCGGATTGTTGTGGATGTAAAAACCACGCAAGACGCAAGCCGATCTGGATTTGCCAAGAGCACAGCCAATTTTTCTTATCACATTCAAGCTGCATGGAACCAAGATGCACTTGGCGCTGAGCAGTTCATCACGATTGCTGTTGAATCAATACGGCCCTATGCCGTAGCGGTTTACCCAGCGTCGCCGCTGATGATTACAGCGGGCCAGCGCCGGATCAGCAGGGCATTGGAGCAGATCGCAGAATGCAGAGCTTCTGGTGTCTGGCCTGGTTATGGAGATCAGATCCAAGAGCCGCTTGAGCTGCCTGGATGGTGCAATGACTAACGCTGACAAGCAACTGCTTGAGCTTTACCGCTACAGAACAAACCCTCAACCGCCTAACTATGACGAACTCATCAGCGATTACGACAACGCAATCACCAACGCCGCTCGCGTTCTTGCACAACGGCCAAGCACTGGAGCACCTGTATCGGGTAGCGAAAGTGTTCTCAATGTCTGGGATGGTGCCTCAACACTTTCAGGGCAAGCCTGAAGCGTGTTTAGTTGCATTGATGTATGCCGAACAGCTTGGGGAGCATCCAATGGTGATGTTTCAAGAGGTGGCGATCATCAAAGGCAAGCCAAGCACAAGCGCCAAGTTTTCAATTAGCCGGGCGAATAAGTCAGGGCTGCTTTCTGGCCCGATCACATGGGAGACCACCGGCAGCGGTGAATCGTTAGTTGTGACGGCCAAAGCAACGATGAAAGAAACAGGTGAGCGGATTGACGTGTCTGTCTCACTGGCAGAAGCCAAGGCTGATGGCTGGACCAGCAATTCAAAGTATCGGACAATGCCTGAGCAAATGCTGAGGTGGCGATCTGCAACACGGCTAATTAATTTGTTTATGCCTGAAGTGTTGCTTGGCCTTGGGGTCAAAGAAGAGATGGAGACGATTAAGCCTGCAAGGGTTCAAGTTGAAGACGCGCCGGTCACTAATGTTGTGGCGGAGCTGAATGAGCAGATCACGGCGCAGCAAATGCCTGTTGTCGTTCAAGATGCGGAGCCGTCTCCTGCTCCTGCTGCTGACATTGCTGACCCTTTCTAATTTTTTTACTATGACTGGACAAGAAATTATGGCCGCTGTTCTGCGGTCTGCCTCACATAATTTTGTAGGACGCTTGGCGCGTGCCCCTGAGCTAAAGACGTTTGATTCTGGCAACTGCGTCGCGAAAGGTCGCATCGCGATCAATAAAGCAGGAGCCAAGAAGGATGACGGCTCTCAGCCTGATTGGTTTACGGTTGAGATATGGGGAGCACATGGGGTCGCCTTTAGCGATCAATGCGCTCAAGGCGATCTCGTGGCGGTGGCTGGCCGGGTCAAGACCAACCGATGGAAGACCCAGGACGGCGAAGACCGCACTGATCTAATCATTTGCGCTGAGCAGTTCAGGAACGTCACTCAAAACCCTGAGCCGTTGCCAGCCTCTAAGCCTGTTGCGCCTGTTGACGTTGCCGCAAAAGCAGTAGCAGACACGTTCGCGGGTGAAGTGACCGCGACCGAGGCCGACATTCCCTTCTGATTGTTGCGGTTTACAACTGCAAGGTTGCATCGCTTGGGGTTCTAAGCGATGCTTTTTCAGTCCGCATCACCCCCCTTCAATGACGTGCCCCAAATCATTTCAAGTCAAGACCTTGGCCAACATCTCAAAATCACAGCGAAAGCCATCGCTACCGCAATTTGCGCCGCGTATGTTGCCGGCCTCTTCTTTGGGGAAGCAATCCACAAGGCATCAGACGCTCTTGCGTCGTCTTGGCGGTTTCTGCTTGTTCCTGATGCCAGTGCTGACGATTGCAGCAGTAACAATGGAGCACAACCCCAGCCCCAGCCAGCGCCCTGCCGTACAACGCCATCATTGACAGCTGCTGACCAAGAGTGGATTGAGTCGTTTATTACTGGCCTGCAGCGTAGCCCTGAGCCGGTAGCATCAAGGGATTTTCTAATCCCTTTAATTTGATGGATTCTGCCGGGCAGTACCTAAACGAAATTGCCCGGTTTCCGCTGTTGACAGCAAGCCAGGAGATTCAGCTAGGCAGACAGATTAAAAAATACGTTGAACTAAGAGATTTGCCCAAAGATCAACTAAGTGATATTCAAAAACGACAGTTGCGGGCTGGGCAAAGAGCAAAAGAAAAGCTAGTCAAAAGCAACATAAAGCTAGTTGCAAGTGTTGCGAGAAAGATGTTGCTCAAGGCAAACCCTAAAACCTTAACTTTTGCTGATTTACTGCAAGAAGGAGCAATCGGATTAAGCAGAGCGGCTGAATTGTTCGATCCGGAAAGAGGCTACAAATTTAGCACTTATTCGTATTGGTGGATTCGGCAAGCAATTAGCCGCGCAATATATGGAACTGACAGGATGATTCGAGTACCTGACTCAATGTTAAATCGATTTATAAAAGCACAAAAGATCTTAAAAGATTTTTACTTTGAACATGGGTATTCACCTTCTACTGAGCAAATCACCAAGCTAACAGGATTACAGCCGGGTGATTTTCAGCTAATGGCGCAGTCATATCATCACAAGTCATCTGATGATCAGCTTTTTGAAGGAGACAATAAAGTCTCAATTATTGACGCTTTTTCAGAGTCAAATCCTAGAGCTGGAGATTCTTTTGATACAGATATAGAGGTAAACGAACAAATTGAAAAAATACGGGTTGCAATCCTTAGGTTAGATGAAGAAAGCCAGCAGATAATCAGCGACTATTTTGGCCTTAAGACTGGCGAAGAAAAGAATCTTACCCAAATCGCAAAAGCCAAAGGAACCTGCAGGGAAAGCATCAGGTTGAAAAAAGACAAGGCGATCAGAAAGATTGCCGTATACCTCAAAACTAGCTGTTAAAGTCTTCTAGCTGAATTTCGATTTCTGAAATATACTCAACAGCTTGTAGCATCACTTGCTCTCTTTCGGCTAAGGTTCTTACCAATTGGCTGCAAAGCTCTCTTATTTGTTTTTCTGTTCCTTCGGTTAAAACAGATCGCGCATGACATTCAACATCTACTTGCCTCTCTAGGCTCATTGATGGCACTAGCCAATGAGCAAACGCCATATTCCTGAATGTATTTCCCCCATGGTAGGAAGCACACCGCCAACAATGCAACAGGTTCAGACCACTTCTGGCACGATTTGGAGGGTAACGTTTGCAGGGATTACCCGCGAGCACCGGCAACAATGGCAGGCTGAAATTTACTATCAGCAAGCGATGGACGCTTATAACGGATTGTTTAAGTGATCCAGCGTTCAACCCTGGCCTCGCGTTCTGCTGACCAAAACGGCTGAGACCTGAACCATTCGCGATAAGGCTGAGCGCCTTTTAGGCCGTTGCATCTCGAACAACACGCTATTAAATTTTTGCGCTCTGTCTGGCCGCCTTTGGCCTTGGGCCTTACGTGATCGAGGGTCGTATTGCCAGCGGTCAGTTTCGCATCACAATACGCGCAGCGATGACCAAATTCTTCAAGGATGCTCCTACGAAACCGAGCTTTAGCCCATTTCCGTGGGATCAGCTCCGACCCTTCAATGAACATTCAATAGTTCCAACGGACCCACAAGCCGCCCTTTCTGCGGCCTAAATGGATAAACCCCCGCGATGCAGCACGGCCAACGCTATGGGGCCAATTCTCTTCGCACCATGCCTGAACCGCCCAGATGTCAGCATTTTGAATGTAAAAATCCACCGCGCCAACGCCGGCTTTGTCAAAGAGGTGCTCACTCTGCGATGCACCGCCAACCTTGCGGTTTATTGCCGGGGGCCGGTAGCCAGACGTGATGATAATCGGCTTGTTCCCAAACTTGACGCGAACACGCTCCAAAAACGCCGCCAGCTCTGCGGCCATATCGACCTGATGCTGATGCTCAAAGCGCCGTGCCTCAATCCCAAGTGCAAACTCACCCAGCGTGATGTGAGGCGTCAGGCGGGTGCTGAACGGTGACTCAGGCCGGATCGTTGCAGGTTCTGGCGCTGCAGCTTGTTCACCGGCCCATAGCTGGCCTTCTGCTTTCCGTCTGCGAGTCAAGCCAGCCTCGAAGCCACTGCCCTTATTGCAGTAAAGCAGCAATGCCGACGGCACGCTTTTGTAGGTCCGCTCGCGCAGGCACCGGCTAATCGTTTCAAATCCTTGCTGGCCGTAGAAATAGCTCCCCACGTTGTATGCAAATGAGATCACCGCCGATTGCTGATGCTCCGTCATGGCTGACCAGTAGGGAATTGAGCCGGCCAATGCCGAGACAATGCCATCGATTGTCTTTTGTAAGAGCTGATCACCGTCCTCTTGGCTGATCCGATCGCCAGGAATTACGGGCGAGCCGTCAGCCTTTGTGGTGTTCCCCCAGCCCAGCGACCACACCCCAGCCGGGCAGAGATACGCATCCGGGTGAAACCCTTCAAAGCTTTTCACCAGTGCAATTGCTGCTTGATAGTTGCGCTGTTTACCTGATTGGCTCCATGTCGAAAACCATCCCCGATCGCGACGCATTGCCACGTCATAGCCGTTTTCGCTCAGATCTGCTTCTAGCTCCTGAATTGCCGCAGTCTGATGAGGCAATTCCTTCTTGTAGTACCGAAAAAGTTGCTCAAGGGTGATTGCTTTACTGTTCGTCATTCCAGGGTGATTTAATGTGCAAGTCGTCAATTTTGGGAGGTGGCATGGCTGGTGGCTGTGATTCATGCCAGCGTTCAACTTCAGCGTCGATACGAGGTTTAAGCGTTGCCTCGAACTTGCGACGTTGAATTTCGCGCTTCAATCCCTCAAGCGGTGATCGTGTTGAGAACCTGAACAGCCACCTGCCGTCAGCAGGGATCAGCCCTTTTTTGCTTTCAATGAGCGAAGTGCTGTAAACAAAAGCTGCAACAGGGAATTTTCACGCAACTTGGGCGACATTCCAATCAACTCACTTGCCGCCGCTACAACGATCCAGAATGCTGGGTGCGCCAAAACTTCTTCGATTCTCATTGGTTGCTCTTTAATCTGGATTGATTTTAGCCCTAGAGCTTTCCAATAAAATTATTCGATTGCCGTGATCATTAAGCCGTTCATAGATCTCGCGTCGGTCAGCAGTCGCCTGAACCTTTTCTGCCTTCATGTCTTGGTGCAAATCTTCCAACTTGGTGGCGATGGATTCCAACCCAGCACTAAGCCGAATAACTGCTTCCCTCGATTCGCTGGTGCGTCTACTGAATCCAGAGACGGACATCCCCGCGATACCGATAGATGCGCCTAGGATTGCTGCGTAAATTTCAATCACGACTTAAGCGCCTCTACCTTGCTATTTTAGCGGGTCTGGCTTGCCCGCCAATATAGTCACAGCACGTTTGTAAAACATGCAATCAGTTTTCCCGGCACTTTCTAGAGCTTCTTTTACTTTTCTCCAATTCTCGTAAGTGCGGGAATCCATTAGCCCTTGCCTTGACCGCGATACTTCCTCCCATTCTTGCGTCCATGAGAAGATTTGCTGTTTAAACCGTTACCTTGGCGTGTTTTCTTTGGTTTGCTCACAACAAATTGTGCGCCGTTTAGGCTATTGGGTGTAGCCATCGATTTCCGCTCCAGGCTTGCTGGGGATCATAGGGTCAGGTCTTTTCATGAAAATTTAATTACCGTCCTGCAAGACCAGATAATTCGTTGACTCCAATGCAGTGACCCGATTAACAAGCGCATTAAAAGTGTCTTGACTAATCGCACCAGTCGTTACTGTGACCGTAGAACCGTCATCTGACACTGTGACGGTATTTTTTACCTCTGTGACATTGACGCTTGTCATGCTGTGTAACCTTCGCTTGAAGTGATTTTCCCTTCAAGATAATATTCCTTCAACCCTGATACGTCGGTCAGCAAGACATCGTAATAGCTCAGTACTGGAAGCGTTTCCGTTTGAGCATCTGTCAGCGAAATTGAAACAGTGCCTGCTGTTCTGTCTGTATACGCAACCGCAAAGTCCACGTATTTTTTGTTGCGGTTTTCATCCCAAGACTGTGCCTCTACCGTCCAGCCTGTTAAATCAATGGCAGTTCCCGTCGAGTCCTTGAACTGCAATGTGACATAGTAATCTGCCCTGCGTTGCAGTGTGATGTTGTAGATACCTGGGGAAACTGCCATGACTTACCTCCTGTTCGCCAGTCTAGCTAACGATCAGTTCCAAGGCACCCCGGCGGATTTGGTTGGTGCGCGTTGCTCATCGATCCAAGCCTGTTTATTGGCTTGAACCTCGATGTCTTCTGCACCAGGCTTAGTTGGAGTGCGCTTTTGATACTACTGCTCCTCGGGGAACGGGTACTTTGCCTTTACTGCAAGACAGGCAGCCTTGTATTCATCGATTTGGTCTTGATCGTCTTTGGCGGCCCCGTCTAGAAAATCCTGAATCGGTGGGTATTCCGCTGCTCGTTGCAATCTGATCCCGTGTTTAACGGCTTCAATCACGTCAGCATCATTACCTGCTGGAACCACGGCATCAAGATCGTGTGCAAATAGCGTCTTGCTTGCAACTTCGCTTGCTTCGTAGCTGATTACGCCATCCTCATCAGTGCTTGGGGTAACGGCATACGGAACAAGCCACTCATTCTTGACGAAGCGAGGTCTGGGATAATCGCTGCCGTAATTTACGAAGGTAGGCTTTGACACGGGATTTGGCTGGCAATACGCTTTCGTTTATCAGCTTAGACGTATCAGCGTACCGAAGCCAACCGCGAAAAGATCCAATGACATGTCGCAGTCGAATTGCTTCATTCAACGTCATACGCTTGACCTTCAATCTTTCCTTAAATCGCTGAATGGTTGCTTTGCGAACCAAAGTTTTATCACACCAAAAACGATAACCCATAAAATCAACGCCTCTAGAATCAATAGGAAATATTTGCCAGTTTTCTTTTAGTGTTAATTTAAGCTGCTTTAAGTAGCTTTCTATTTCTTTCTTTAGCAAATGAAGTTTTTCTTTGCTTGGGGCAAGAATGACAAAGTCATCGCAATATCTAAAATAATACTTAACGCCTTGATCCTCCTTTATCCAATGATCAAATGAGTTAAATATTACGTTACCAAAATATTGGCTTAAGTAATTACCAATCGGTACGCCTTCTTCAGAATCAATAATTGTATCCAGAATCTTTAGCAGGCTTGGGTCTTTTATCTTTGCGCGGACAGCTGTTTTAAGTGCGTCATGATCTATCGATGGGTAAAATTTTTTGATGTCACATTTCAACGCATACCATCCCTTGCAGTTCGGCATTATACGTTTGATGCGTCTAACGCCATCATGTATGCCCCTGCCTGGTATCGAGGAATAACTATCGCGGATAAACGTTTTTATCCATATTGGACCGATAATTTGAACGATTGCATGGTGAATAATTCTGTCAGGGAAAAATGGTAAGGCATGGATAACGCGATGTTTGCCGCGCTCTACCAGCTCGAAAGTGGTGTATTTGCCATTCACAAATGCTTCATCTTCTAACAGTTGCTGTATTTTAAGCAAATAACAATTAGGATTTTCGTCTACTTTTATAACTTGTTGAGTTTTGGTCTTGCCACGCTTTGCATTTTCGTAAGCAACCCGAAGGTTTTCTATGTCGTAAATTTGATGATATAAATTACCATAACGTTTCATTTTTAAGCCCCCAGCGTCGCAGCATATTCGGCGTACCTACTAATGCTTTATGCGGTGCAGTTGTTTCACCAAGAGGTGTGGCCTGCTCTGTATGGTTCACTAAAAACCTGGGGGCAACGGCGAGACCCGATGTTCGTGTTGGAATTGCCCGAATCATTGTTCAGATTCAAGTAGAAGGCTCCATCCTGCGTACCATTGTTGGAATTGCCTCCCACATTGGCCACACGCCACCCGGAAAAACAGAGCCAAGCCAAGGTGATGTAATTTGGCATCACCGTATAAGTATAGCTTTTCTTAATTTTCAGCATACGCCAGGCGAGACCCGACGACCGCGCTGGAATTGCCCGACGCAAGGCTCAGAACCAAGCAGAAGGCCCCATCCCGCGTACCAAGGCTGGAATCGCCCCCCACATCGGCCACACGCCACCCGGAAAAGGTCCAGAAAGCATCTCCCAGGTACGTCGTGCTGCTTGCTCCCGTCACAACAGACGGTAAAAATACATCTGCTAACGGATGTAGCTCTTTCTGGTATGACGCTGATCCAGTTGGAACTTGAGCGTAAAAGTCATAACCATCAGCAGTGTTGTCTGCAAAAGCTGTTTGATCATTAGTCAAATAGACCACTCGCTCATAAACGTTTATGCCGTCAACGAATTGCCGCGCGCGACCATAAAGATTTTCAATGCCGCGATATGACATGTAATCATCAGCATTGGAACCGTTATCAGTGCTGTTGACGCTGTGATTACCATCACCATCACTTTGACCTGTTGTCACTCCATAAGTTGTGCCAGCATCAGGGCCATTACCAATCACTTTTTGTGAGTTGTAATCCTGAAACTCGCAAATAAGCAGTGTTTGAATAGCAGCCAGCTCTAAGTAAGACAATACATGCCATCCAGTGCCACGGGCTGCGGCTTCGGCGCGGAAGGTGTTGCGGGTTTGGCTGCGGGTATTTGTTTGACCGCTTACGCTAGATCCAGTGCCAGCATCGTCATAGGTGTGATAAGCCCCAAAATAGAACGCACTTTTGTAAGTACCGTCTGTCTTGATAAATGCAGGATGTGGTCGGAAACCTTGGGCAATAAGACCATCGTTACAACCCAATTTGACTTCACGGGTGTGAACACCATTTAAGAAGCCGTAACGCACGCTGAATGCAGGCACCTCAACAACCACTTGACCACCAGTACCTGTAAGGTCACTTGCTACTGCACCAGCGGCAGGTGTAGCGGTTGAAGTGGCTGCAAGGCATTCCCACAAGTACCCGCCATTCGTAACACGCTGCCCCACGGTGAACGTACCAGCAGCCCATGCCGGTACACCGACACGAAGTGAACTATTTGTGCTTTCACTAATTGTGCCAGTATAAGCAGTGTCAAGTGCTTCAGTTTCTATAATGCGAAGCCAATCGCCTGCTTTCATGTCGCTGTCATCAGCGTCTAGGTAATACTGAACAACCCCAGCATCGTTAATGACACAACGACGCATTCGCGATTGAACGTCAATGTCTACCGCGCCCGTAAGGTCGCTGACTTTGATGCTGGTACCTGGCAGATAAAGCCCATAAGTATCATCGTCGTGGTCCCAGCCAAAGACTGCGGATGGAGTAACTTGCTCCCAGGTTGGGGCTGCACTGGATCCATTGGAGACAAGTACTTGACCTGCTGCTCCATAGTTAGCACCGCCTACGCCAATAGGGCCATCGGTCTGAATGCTATCATTTCCTGCGTCAATCAAGAACAAATTAGATTTAGTGTCGCCTTCAACCCTGAAGTCAACATTAGCACCGCCATCATTGAACACCACTTCGCTGGTGCCAAACTCAACGCGCTCAACACCATTAGTGCTGATAGCAACCTGATCCGCCCCAGGCCGATAAATACCCGTATCATTATCGCCATCAAAACTAAACGAAGGTGCAGCAGCACTACCCGTTCCAGCGTTCTCCAGCAGGTCCGCAATGCTGACTTTTTTGGTCAGATCATTGCCAACATCAACAATAGGCAGCACATCAGTGCTAACCGGATCTGTGTAAGCAGTCAGATCAGTGATTTTGATGTCGGCCATGATGCACTCCCTAGTAGCTTGATTTTAATGCCAGATCAGGTCTTGATACAGGCCAATAAGGACACGTTTCTGGGACGTGATTCATTGCCGCCATTGGCATTAATGCTGATTCCAGTGGTCGCACCATGGATTCCGATGCCTGTTCCGGCAGCGTTTGTAGAGAAGTTTTGGTTTGAGCATTCGTTATCTCCGCTTCCTGATGCAGCACTTCCCGTTTGACGAGCTGCGGTAAGACTGTGCGCGTGCCCAGGATCGTGAACTCCGTGAGCGTGGCTAGGATCGCTGACTCCGTGATTGTGAGATAGGTTTGCACTTCCTTGGTTGCTGCCTAGCGTTCGACCGCTGTCAACCGTATGACCATCACTCCAACCACGGATAAATTCACCACGCAAATCAGGCACGTTAAACGTGGTAGACCCATTACCAACTCCAAACTGCGTACCGATTGCAGCAAACAACACTGAAAACGTTGATCGACTAATCGCAGCACCATTTGCCTTGATGTAACCAGTTGGAGCAGTAGATCTTGCCGAATAAATAACCGTTCCAGCAGGCGTCTGGTCAGTTACTGCCGGGATTGCAGCAATTTGGGCGTCAACATAGCCCTTGTTACTGGCCATATTGGTTGTTGTGGGGTTACCCGTTAGCGTCAGGTTCCCCGTCAACGTCCCACCAGTCAACGTCAAATATGTACTTGCAGCGTTGGTAATCTGCAAATACTTAGCCGCTGCCGCAGTATCAGTGATACCTAAGGGATCAACGCGAACAAAAGCTGCGCCGTCATAAACCTTCAACTCATCCGGCGTTTGAGATGTGTCGAGCCATAATTGCCCCAAAACTGGACTTGAAGGTGCAGTGCCACTTGGGCTTGTAGCAACTGACGACCCAGGCAGAAAACTAACAGTTGTAAACGTTGCGCCGTTATAAACCTTCAGAATTGGCGGGTTCGTATTGGTGTCAACCCAAAGCTGACCGTTATAAGGAGTCGTTGGAGCAGACGTTCCAACCGTCAAACCCAGCTGGGTTAGAACAATTGCCAGGTTATTAGCCGTAATTTTGCGCGTTTCACTTGCGCTAATACTTGTGAACGGGACAATGTCCTGGCTTGCAACCGTCGTTGCGGCTGGTAACTGGGAGATGCGTGCGTCAGCCATTAGTAACCAATTACTGTGATGTCAACAAGTCCAGCAACCAAAGCACCGGATGAGTTCCTGCACTCAATCGTAACTGAGCTTGTCGATTTAGCAGTCACATACGCCATAGCAGCAGTACTTCCACCTGTTTGTAAAGCTGTAATCGAAACGCTTGAAACCGCTCGGAATGTTTTGGTCAACGCCACTGCCGTTCCAACGTTAGAAATTGAAACATCGTTTTGCTTTTCGATCACGTCGGGATAGTCAAGTTGAGCCGTTAATGCCGTGATGTTGCCAGCAGTCGTTCCGCCATCAGGACTCTTGAAGCGCGTCTCGACTCGATACACATCACCAAGTAGCTTCTCAAATGGCGCGTAAGGGTGAACAACTCCGCCTTCTGCTAACTCTGTTGGCGAGTAATACCGTTGTTCAGCCAAAATTCGATCATCGTTCTCCTGCAAAAGATCAAAATCATCCTCTTGCGTTAGCTCAGTTGCTTGACCCGTTAACGCAACCAGCGAATGTGAATAAGTCGCAGTTGAAGTCGTGGAAAACAGCAATGCGCTTTCAAGATTATTGTTGTCAAAAGTCCAAGTAAAATAGCTGTCAAGCGTTGCATCTGTCTGAGCTAAATACTCTTCGTTGTTTCTTGCTAACTTGTCGTTTAATTGAGTCAAGAGGGAGCCTTCGTCTTGAGTCAGCAGGAGACCCATAGCAAGAGAGCAGTTGTCATACGTTCCAGGCCAATCATTGCTTGGTGCGTTCTTTGCATCAATTGACTGCACTGCATTGCTAATTGGTGGAGCGCCTATGTTTACCAATACATACGCTGGAAGATCTGCACGCCATTGCGTTGCATCAACTGACTTGACCATCACCACATAAGTGCCAGTGTCAAACAAACTTGTCTCAAACCATTGCTGTTGTGCAGGCAAGCCACCAGATGCCAATTCAATACCAGCGCCCCAAGTAGCGGTAATGTCTAGTCGAGTCTTTAGATCTACTGGGCCTGAAACGTTATATGTTCCAGTTGCAGTGCCAGTAAAGTCAATTGCAGCACCGCCATTTGTTGCACTGATTTTGAAGGCTGTACTTGTGAAGCCATCGCTCGCAACAAAGTAAGTCGTTCCAGAAACAACCCCGGTAGGCAACGACCCAGAAGACACCGCAAACTCAATTTCATCACCAATACTCAGCAAATGCTGGTTAGTCCTGGTGCCGATCACTGTTGAGGTTTTGACTGTGACAAGATCGGTCGCAACTTCAAACTCGACAACGTTTAGCGCCAGCGTTCCTTTTTTGTACTTAACCTCATAGCTCACGACATCAGCAACAAGGTTTTGGTCCCAACTGCCGTACTGTGTCGTGGGCAGCTGCCAGCTAAAACGCTTACCACTACTATTCTGATTTTCAACAACACTAAAGTTGCTTGGAGTTGGCGGTGCAATCTCACCCCGCTCTACAAAGTCATAGATGTAATCAGTTGGGTTTTCTCCAAAAATTGAACTTGTAAAGTTAACGCGAACGTCATAGGTGTCTGGAGCGTGGAACGCAACGGTGTAATAACCCGTAAGCGGAATGTCAGCCAAGAAATACCAGCCATCATTACCAGGCGGCTTCACACCAGGAATTTCACCAGACGATAGGTTACGAGGCTTGACCCAACACTTGAAACCATTAATACGAGGCAAAATCGGACACGTTCCAGAATCAACAATGATTAACTGGGTGCCATCTGGTTGATTGGCGTGCGTAACCGTTGCTCCAAAAGCAGCATCACTTAAATCAGGGATAGGAGCAAAAGCGTCAACGTCATAAACGACCCAATCAGATTGACTACCTAGCCGGTTAACGGCAGAGACTCGGACCTGATAGGCATTCCCAAAAGTATGAGTTGAAAGAGGCGTTTCAACTGCTGTTGCCTGTAATTGAAGAATGTCTGACCATTCCGTGTCGCCAACTTTTCGCCATTGATACCTGTAACCCCGTACCAGTAAGTCAACTGAATTGTTTACTTGTGGGGCACGCCATGAAGCTTGAATTGATGTCTGACCGTTTGAATACTCAAGAATGCCGCTAAAATTTGTCGGCTCACTAACAGGCTGAAGAGTAAAACGATCTTTTGGTATTGCAACCGGCAAATCGTTGTCAACATAACCATATTTGCTGCTGTTATATTGAATGGCTTCAACTTGATAAATCAAAGACTCAACTTCTGAAATCGAGATGATCCGATAAGTTGCAGCCTTCATTGAGGTCCACTCAAGAACCCATAACGCACCGTTTTGCGTTGGTACGGCTGAGTTAACCTCAAATCTGGTAGTGGTTCCGTCGCTGCTGATATATCGCGCAATTAAATTATCACTGGCTTGTGTCAAAAGCTCATCGGAATCCTGAGCCAAAAGATTGGCGTCGGTAATTTCAAAGCCAGTATTAGCGGAACTAACGACGGTTAAAACCTCTAGCTTTGGATTTACCTTTATAGAACCATCGTTATTTGTGACCGTTTCCCCTTCAGGGATTACAACAGTCAGCGTGTAGTCAGTTCCAGGCGATAACGTTAAAACTGCATCGACTGTAATAAAGTTTCCGTCAACAGATACGATGCGACCACCTAGACGTTGACCTTGCTTCAATGGGTCAGCAATTTTGATAATCTCGCCAACGCCAGCAGCAATGCCTTCCGCTCCAATGCGGAAACTAACCTTTTCTGTTTCATACCTGTCACTGAAAAGCGTATGCTTGGCAGCGCGTAAAGCTTGGCCGCGAGACGTAACGCCGATCAAGCGAAGATCAACAGGGTTATACCCAAACTTGTCCAGTAGCTCATCATCTTGCTGATACTCCGTGACACTTGAATAAACCTGAGTTGGATCATCCCAGTTCGCTAAAACTACGGTCTTACGCGCTGACCTTGCTGAACCCGTATAGCTAAAACATGGCGACGAGACTTCTCCGTTTTCTGCTACATCTTGAATGACATTGGCTTCACTAAATTGCTGAACTACATCTTGTTCCCGGTCTTGCGTTAAATACAGCTCACCTTCGCTGTAATAAAGCAAACCCCTGAAGCAAGAGGCAAGCGAATTAAGCACCTGATATACCGAGCCTGGATTTTGCAAGTAAACATTGCAAGTAAAACGAGGTTCCGTTCCACCGCTGCCAGACGGTACAAGCTCATCGCAATATTGAGAAACGGTGTAAAGATACCAAGGATCAATGGCGATAGAACTTACATAACGTTTGACGCCAAAACGCTCGTTCAGAACGATGTCACGGAAGATCCAAGCAGGGTTATCGGTCCATGCCATTTGAAATGTTCCGTCCCACAAACCTGTGTAAGTGCGAGTTGCAGCGTTGTAGTTAGTAGGAACCT